GCAGCATGATCCACGAAAACAGCCAAGCAGCATATCACTGTGCTGATCGTAAAAAGAACGCTGAATCACAGCAGGCCGAAATATTAAAAATTGTTAAAGAAAATCCAGAGCTAACGTCAAGTGAAATATCGCTAAAAACAAAAACATTATTCGCTGTCTGGAAGCGTTTGCCAGAGCTGCGGTCTCAGGGCCATGTTCACAACCCATACACTCGCTCATGTGAAGTGTCAGGTAAAAAAGCAATGGTATGGGCTGTTGCAGTATGAGAATACTTGACCTAGATGAATGTAAGGTTGTAATTAAAAAGATTAATTCTGGCGTTGCTGCAAAGGTTATTGCCAAGAAGTTTGAAGTGGATCTTTACGATATAACCCTAATAAATCGGTGCAGGTCGAGCAAGTTTCCGCTAGACGACTATAAGTTAATTGATGACCCGAATTACAGGCTAGAGGCTATCGATCATAAGTGCAAAATTGCCGAGCCTACAGGCAAGAATTTAGGATCGCAAGGATGGGATATTCGCATGAGCATGAAGCTATCACGGCTACCTATGAGTGCTTGGGCGGCTGCTTTATGAATAATCAGGTGCCGAAATACAATGTCGTTAGTTTTAGTGGAGGTAGAACTTCGGCGTATATGATTCATAAGATACAGACAATGGTGTCACAAGGCGCAATAGATAACGTCAAATATGTGTTTATGGATACTGGCGCTGAACACCCCAAGACCTACGAGTTTATAAGGAATGTTGTTAAGCACTTCGATATAGATTTAGTGTGTATCCGCGCTGTAATGACCACCGAGGTAGGTATTGGCCCTAAGTTTAAAGAAATAAGTATCGATGATATTTGTGATGATTATGGCCCGTGGAAAGAAATGATGAAGTGTTATAGCACTCCATTTATTCACGGGCCTATGTGTACTGACCGTATGAAGACAGCCCCATACAAAAAATATTGCGACCAGACTTTTGGGCGTAATAATTACACCTCATGGCTGGGCATTAGGATCGATGAACTAAGGCGATTAAACCCTAAGAAGGGCTACAGGTTTTTGGCTGAAATATCGCCTATGGATAAACAAGACATTCTAGGATGGTGGAAGGATCAGCCGTTCGACTTAGGTATTGACGAGTGGCTAGGCAACTGCGTGTTTTGCATTAAGAAAGGCGTTAACAAGATTGCCCTTGCTGCCATAGACGAGCCTGAACTAGCTAAGGAATTTTGGGACATGCTTAACACTCAGCCTATACGGATTATTGAGACAAGAGAAGATGCCCCACTAATTATGTATCGCGGTAATAACACATTCCAGAGCGCACAAGATTCGTTTGCAGATTTCAGTAGGGACGAGATCTTATCTAGGATGCGAGGGAATAATGGTGGATGCGCTGAAAGTTGTGAGGTGTTCGGCTGTCAAGGTGACTTATTCAAGGAAAGCGAAGGGGCGGTAGCATGAATGGTGAACACTGGACAGTAAATAGCGATACAAGCCTAGAAAACTTTATTAAGCACTTGCGCGAACTTTACGAATTAAAGAAGTACGTGCAGGTGAAATGGTCAACAGATAAGGCCATTACTGGGACGCAACGTAACTCTGTTTACTTGTACTGTGACCTACTGGCTAACAATTTAAATGATCGCGGTTTAGATATGGTCAGCACGTTGCAGTCAGGTGTGGAAATCCCGTGGTGTAAGGATAGTGTTAAGAAACACATCTGGGCAAAGATTCAGCAAACAAAATACGAGAACAAGTCAGTTAATCAGCTAAAGACGCATGAAGTGAGCGAGATATACGATGTGATTAACCGCCACCTGTCTGACAAATTTGGTGTTCATGTGCCATTCCCTAACAGAGACAGGTAATGGCTAATACAAAGAAGAAGTGCAGGCATTGCAAAGAGTTTGTTTTAGCTGAATCAGGGGTAACTGTGCCGCTAGGCTTCTTCTGCAACAGAGATCATGCACTAGAACATCAACACGCGAAAGCTATGGCTGCTTTGAGCAAGATACGCGCTAAAGCTATCCAGTTAGCCAAGAAAGATATAAAAGCCCGTAAGCAGGCCATTAAGAGCTTAGGGGAGCTACACAAAGAAGCGCAACCAGAATTTAACAGGTATATCCGATTACGGGATAGGGGACAGCCCTGTATTAGTTGCCAAAGACACCACACAGGACAGATCCACGCAGGGCATTACAGGTCGGTAGGGGCAGCAGCAGAGCTTCGGTATGACGAAAGCAACGTACACGCTCAATGTGCGCCATGTAATAACCACCTATCGGGTAACGCTATTGATTACCGTATCAACCTAATTAAGAAGATCGGGATAGATGGGGTAAAACTATTAGAGGGGCCAAATGATCCAGCAAAGTATAACCGTGAAGACATTATGGCAATTAAAGCGAAGTACAAACTCAAATACAAAGAGCTTGAAGCTCAACAGGAGTTGTTATGAGTGATAAACAGCATGACATAATTATGGAGGGGGCAAACATCATCGCTTTGCTGATTAACACAGTGATTGATGTGGAGTATAGGCCGCGCAATGAAGAAGACGATCTATTGATGGAAAAGGCAGAAGAATGGGTTGATGAAAATGGCCCGATTTCATTAGATTTAACGGAGTATTAAAATGGCACGACCAACGAAGTACACGCCAGAGCTATTAGCAAAGGCTCAAGATTACCTAGATAATGAAAGTAACTCATTTCCTAGTCACATAGGGCTGGCATTTGAGTTAGGCATATCTAATTCAACCTTGTATGAGTGGATCGGAAACGAAGATAAGCATGAGTTTTCGGACATCGCAGAGAGAGTTATGCAACGTCAGTACATTAGCCTTACCACTAATGGCCTAGACGGTACGTTTAACGGTGGTATTACAAAGCTAATGCTAACCAAGCATGGTATGAGCGACAAGGTTGACCAAACTAGCAGTGATGGCTCAATGACACCACCAACAACGATTAATCTGGTTGCGAAGGAGTTTGAGAATCTTTAATGACAGAAATTGATATTGAGTTGCCGCCTAAGTTGGTTCCAATCTTTCAAGGGGAGGCAAGATACAGAGCCAGTTTTGGAGGCCGAGGCGGGGCAAAATCAAGAGCCTTTGCCATGATGACTGCTGTATGGGGCTACAAGTTTGGTAAGAGTGGCAGATCAGGCCAGATCTTATGCTTACGCCAGTATATGAACAGCCTTAGCGAGAGTTCATTCGCAGAGATTAAGAGCGCAATACAGGCAGTGCCATTTTTAAACGATTATTATGACTGTGGCGATCATTACATCCGCAGCAAGGACGGACGGATCAACTACAGCTTTGCAGGCTTAACACGCAACATCGACAGCATTAAATCCAAGGCCCGTATCATCCTCGCATTCATTGACGAAGCTGAGACAGTGAGCGAAGAGGCTTACATGAAGCTACTGCCATCGATACGTGAAGAGAATTCAGAGTGCTGGGTGATATGGAATCCACAGTCTAAGGAATCAGCCACGCATAAACGATTCAGATTAAACACACCCGAAAGCTGCAAGATTACCGCAATCAATTGGCAAGATAACCCGTGGATGCCCAAAGTGCTTACTGAGCAGCGCCTAGAAGACCTAGAGCAACGCCCAGACACTTATGGGCATGTATGGAACGGAGACTTCTTAGAGTTTCCAGAAGGGGCTTTCTGGCTACGAGAGATTAACAAGGCTCAAGCTGATGGGCGTATAGGCAGGATACCCGTAGTTGAATCACATCCCTGCATGGCTTTTTTTGATATTGGGGCAAGCGATGGCTGTGCGGTGTGGGTATGTCAGCAGATCGGGCTGGAATTCAGGCTAATAGACTTCTATGAAGCATGGAGTGAGCCGTACAGTCATGCCGTTAAGTGGCTAAAAGGCTTGGATCTAGTTTTTGAAGATATGTATCTACCGCATGATGCTGACCATAAGCGCCAAGGACAGACTAATAACAAGTCACCTAAGCAGATGCTAAAGGAACTAATGCCTAGCTCTAACTGGCGAATAGTGCCACGCATTCAGGACATTTTATGGGGTATTCAACAAACCAGTGACGTATTCCCGTACTTGTACATTGACGAGGACAAGTGCGCTAAGGGGCTAGATCACCTCAAAGCATACAGGCGTAAGTGGTCAAATAGTGAGCAACGCTGGTCACACATCCCAGATAAGTCTGAGGG